AAATATATCATCTTTAGTTAAACCATACTTAATGTACTTTTCTTTTAGTGCTTCTGTTTTCATATATTTCTACCTATGTTAATTGGCTAGGATTTTTGCCTGTTGATAATTTCGTTAAAAATACAAAATTTATTTGAATTAAAACTGTTGTATAATAAAACTTTCGACTCCAAATTCTATAACTTGTGTATAATCCATTATAGCTTCTTTATCAGGAAAATCTTCTGCGTCATAATCTAAATGAAATTCTGCTATATTATCATATTCAGTATATTCACAACATAAAGCAATAGGGTCAAACTCAATTTGTTCTTCTGTGTCTTCTTCATATTGTTCTAAATATTCAAATAAAGCTATTAATCCTGCTCGGCTAAAATTATTAGGTCTATTTTCTTCAAACCATCTTCTAAATTCGTATTCATTTACTGTTTTTTTCATTTGTTTTGTATGTATTTGATTGTTTGTTCTTTTATATATTCTATTTGTTCTGTGTCTATCCAATCTAAGAAGTTAAATGCATCAAAGCAAACTGTAAAATCTTTGCCCCATTCATCTTTTCCTCTTAAATATAACTCATTATCTACACATTGAAATGTATTTATTTCGTGTAGTCTTTTGTGTAGTTCTCCGTCTATTTTTATTTCTTCCATTATTTTATATTTATTATTATTGGTATTCTACCATTGTTTATGTAATAACTTTCCCAATTAGGTTTAAGCTCTCTATCCCAACTATCTTGAAGTTGCCAACCGTGTTTCCTTAACATATAACAAAACTTATTATTGATTTGTAATTCAGTTCCTACAACTATTACTGAACTGTTGTTGTAGCTTATATCATTGTTAAAGTGCCCTGAAGTCCTATCATAAGTATGTACTCCTGTTTGTTGGTGCTGAGGTTTTAAATACCATTCATCAGCTTTTATTATAGTGTTGTCTAAATCTCTTCCTAATATATTTGAGAACTTGGGTTTGTTATAATCTATTTTTTGTATTTTCATATTAGCAGTGGTTTTGAATGTAAATTAATACAGCTAATATAGAAGCTGCTACTAAGCCTAAGTGAGCTAATATATCTAACATCTTATCTTTTCTTTTAGCTTTTGCTTTAGTTAGATTATACACTTCATATTGAAACTTACCATCTTTATGAAGGCTGTTTACATTAAAGAATGTTTCAAATTGCTTTTCATTTAAAAAATAAGTAGCATTTGTACTTTTGTTTACGACTTTAAAATTTTCCATTTCTTGATTTTTTTAATTTATTTAATTTTGACAATGCAAATATAAAACCTTTTTTTGAATTAACAAACTTTTTAACTAACTTTTTAACTAAAAATATTAAAAATAGTTATCCCTTATCTAGTAAATAATACTAAAATAAATTTAAAAAAAGATTAAAATTGGTTGAAAAAGAGGTTAAAAAGTGTTAAAAATAGTGTACAAGTCTTGCTATTTGCCCTGATTTTTTGGAATGTATAAAGCCTTCTACTGCTTTTTGTACTCCACAAAAGCCTTTTCTATTATGCCAACTATCAGTTCCGCTTGGTGAACGCATATATTCAACAGTTACACCTATAAAGTCTTTAGCGTCTAGCCATTTGTATTTAACCTTATGATGTAAGTGATGCAAATACCAATACCTGTATTTAGTTTTCGCCCATTCTTGCGGTCTTTCGTTTGCCATTAACATAGGGAGCTTATCCATTTTAGCACCATCACCGTGCTCAATGCCTATAAGATTTGAACCATACTTATAATATTTTCTATGAGATACTGATATATCAAATGTTACATCATTGGTGTTTCTAAACCAAGATTTTAAAGAGTGGGCTAAATGAAATCCGCTTTGATAATCGTGATTTGACATTGAATGCACTACATCAACAGGAGCTACTTCTCTTAGTATTTCAACACATTTTACATATAGTTTTAAAGCCACTTCAAAGTGTTGCCACCATTTGCCGTCTGCGTCTTGTGGGGTTCCTGCTGTAGTTGTATTATATACATTGTCTATATGTAAAACATCATTGCCAACACAAAACAATACCCTGTCAATATTAAAGCCCTCAGATTTGCTAATAAGTCCTGTAACGCCTTCTAAAACTCTATTGTAAGCAATATCTGTATTATATTCATTTCCTGTTTCTAAAGCTACTCCTAGTTTTCCAATATGAATATCAGCAGGGTTTATAACTAATAAGTGTTCACCTTTAACTCTTTTAATTTTTGGGTATTCAGGAGAGTAGTTCTCAATTAGACTTTGTATATCTTCAAGCAGTCCTGCTTTATCTGTTCCATATTGTTCTTTAGTAACTATTGAAAAGCGCAATTCACCTGACATACTTTGCCAATGTTTAACGCTTACAATATCTTTTTTATTTATACCCCTTTCTTTAAGATGTATGTCTAAAGCTGTGTTACCGTTTATGTTAGCTAAGTCTTGCCCTCTGAACTCATTGATTATTTCAACCTCTTCAGAGGACAGTCTTAACCTTTTACCTTTTGACATTTACTTCTTAGCAACGTCTGCTATTCCCTGTCCGACAATTAATGTAAGAATTGCGTAATACAAATCTTTTGCAGTTGCTTCATCAACACCTAAGAAAGAAACTAAAGCAGGCACAACTACAGAACTTACTGCATACCAAAACTTTTTACTCTTTACCATCTGACCTATAAGGTATCTCTCTAAAAACTTTTTCATAATTATTTATTTTTGATTATTAAATTAATATTTTCACCGCCTAAATTAAGTATTTCTTTGATTACTAAGTCCATAGCTAATCTTGAGTTTTCAACAGTGTCTTGTTTACGACCATTCCCTACTAGAATGCAGCCGCTTGTATCTTTAGCTGTATTCCCTCTATGAAATAAGATATAGGTTCTATTAGGTACATCTTGGACTAGTAAATGTAAATAATCTCTAGTCGCTGATTCTCTTGGAAGTCTAAGTCTTACTTTGTATTGACCTTCAGGAATACAACTAATGTTTCTTTGATTATCTAACCAAGGATTTTCTAAGGTATCACAGAAACTTTCACCATTAATAAACAATTTACCAATGGTACTTTCTTTTGTAAAAGTGTCTCTTATTAAAAGAAGATTAGCGCCCTTGACCTCTTGAGGGCTTTTTGTAAGCGTTTTGCCCTTTACTTGCGTTTTTGGAGTGTATTCCCTTACGCTTCTTTTTAACGCTCTTAAAAGCGCTTGTAATAGCTTTACGAGCCATCTATTTATTCTTTTCAAGTTTGCAATTTTTAGAACACCACCCTAAACAAATTCTTTCTTTAGTTAGAATGTATAATAATCTACAGATTAGTCTTTTCATATTTCAGGAATTTATATATTGTGTATGATATTGAAAGAATAAGTGCTATAAAACTTAATATTTCATTTGCACTTGCTAGAGTAAATCCGATAGCTGAAAAATTAGCTAATCCTACTTGTAGAGTATCTTTTACTTCTGTCATTTTGTTTAGTTTTTTTATCTAAGTAAGTCTTTAACTTAGTGATATTTTTAGTTTTAGGTTTATAGTGTTTCTTCATTATGAGTAATCAGAAGCGTTTAAAAAGTTTCTTAAAGTAAGTTTAGTTCCTTGTCTCATTGGTCTTTCAAGATTCATGCCATTGTAATACGCATTTTGGTCTGCTTTGACATCACTTCCGCTAGATTGTCCATATTCAGGAAAGCTAGCTGTATTGTTAGTAACATAGTCAATTAATCGTTCCGTATAATATTCAGCTGTGTTTCTAACCTCCTCTCTAAGGTGCTGCGCTTCTTCTGTGCTTAAAGCGTTTCCTGTTTCTGAAGTCTTAGAATAGATGTTGCCGTTTTCTATCTTAAATCTTAAAAAAGGTATAGCGTGGTAAAAAGCCCAATTTGGCAACATGTCTCCAATGTAGTCATCAACTAAAGTTTTGTAAGCTCCTGCTAAAGTACCTGCTGTTATCTCTGCTTTTAATTTATCTGTTAAATCAGTACCTAGCTTAGTTTCTACATAGAGCTTCTGTGCTTGTCTTACATACGGTAAGAGCAAATCGGTTGAAACATTGAGGTTTATTGCCGTGCTATCTTTAAGCTTTGCTTCTGATATAAATAATACGTATGACATAATTATCTTGGTTCTAAAAATCCGTTATTCTTCATTCTTTTTGGTGCTTTAGCTACTAACCCACTATTTCTTCTTAAAGTAAACCCTTCGCTAATTGCTTTTACATCTGATATTATTTGACTGCTTTTAATATTAGACTTAGCATTTCTTAGTGATGTCTTGTATACAATTCTTTTGAAGTAATGGTGACAATTACCACCTCCTTTAAAAAGCCATATTGAGTAAGTTGCACTTCTTCCTTTTGGTCCCCAACCTTTATTTACAGGTTTTTTAGTTAATGCCAATAAATCTTCCTTCCTATACACTTTTTTAGCTGCCATCATTAATTTGCAAAACTCTCTAGTTTCACCTTCTTGACTTAAAGCATTATCTTTAGTGTACATATACCTTACTTTGTAATAGTCATTATAATCTTTATTTACACCGTCTTGTACACTTCTTGCATTAGGTCTTGCTGTTCCTGTAGATGCTAGTTCTGTTTTACCATTAGCTATATTATTAAGCTCTGCTTCAAAGTCAAAATCTTCGTGTTCATCTTCAACTTTTTCTTCGTCTACTATTTCCCAATCTTCAGGAATATCTTCACCAAAGTCTGCAATAAAACTTTCTAACTCAGTAAAGTCATTATCTGATTTTTTACAATCACATTTTTTTAAGTCAGTTGCTTCTGAATGGTCTTTACAAGCCATATAAACTGTTTGACCTTCTAAATCGTGTTGGTGGTACCCTTCACAGCCAATTGTCTTAGCGTGTGCTTCAGCTTCTTCTATTGTAGTAAAAACAGGTTGTCCGTCTATCATTCCTGCTTTAGATAGCTTCACGTCTTGTTCTACTGTATCTTCTTCTCCTAATGGTTCAAGTCCTAAATCAGCTCTTATTTCGTCAATTGTCATTACTTCTCTAATTGTCTTAGAGTCGAATTGAACAGTAATTGGTTTAAGTTGTACAAATTCAACAGGCAA